TCGCGTAGTCCTTCTTAGACGCGGCTTGCTCGAGGATACGTTTCGCGAGGACTTCTAACTCTGTTCCGATTTTCATTCTGTTTTCTTTCTGTGGAAGGATTAACCGCCTCCCTATCGGCCTTGCAGCGGAACCCGCCGCTGCTCGGTTCGGGACTCATCGTCCCTAAATTGTTATCGTCTGGTTATGCCGTTTTGAGGTGGGCTAGCTGTTCCGCAGTCGCGGACGGGGTAACCTCGAAGGACTTGTAAAGGTTCTTCATCTCGGTCGCGTGGCATGCCATGAGCAATGCCACTTTCTTCCACTGCTCCACCGTGAGGGTCTGGTATCCCATCGTCACCAGCCCGTCCTCGCCGACGCTCAACTTGTCCGAGCCACTAACATAACCCGTCTTCAAAATGGTCTGGGCGAGCTTGTTGTTCGCTTCGTCCTTCAGCCACGCTTCCCGACGTTGGGCATCCGTCTGCTTCGCCTTCTCCATGTTCGCTTTCGCTATCCGGACATCGTAGCGTTCACAAATCTTGGCCACCACTTTCGTCATCTGCGCTGGGGTAATGGTAAGGTCCGCGTTCAATTTGAGGATGGACTTGTCCCCGTAGCTCCCGACCACAATGCGGTAGTAAGCGTGATCGGAATGGTAACGGTAACCGCTGCTTCGACTGTAACTTTCCAGCTCTACAGCATCCCAATAATAGCCGACCGTTTGGAAGGATACACCGTTGTAAGACCGGGAAGCTTGCTCGACTGTCGGCACCGTATAAACCGCCCGCACGTTTGCAGGCAAGCAATTCCAAATCCGCTGCAAGAGCGCAACTTTGTTAGTCACCCGGACAACGCCCTTCGCTTTCTCTTCCGCGTCCTTGGCCTCGCGGGCTAGCACCTCGGCACTGGGAGCAAGCTCTTCCAGCAAACCCATCGCGATCGCGTCCGCGTTCGCCTTGTTGTATTCTGCGCATTCTACACTGTTCTGTCTCGTTGTAATTTTCATCTTCGTTGTTCTTTCTGTGTTTAACGTTGTTTCGTTCACGACATGACACTAGCAGAGCTCGTGCCCAGTTGTAAAGCATTGAATTTCAATAGAAACTCTTTGTAGCTGTGTCTCAAGAGTTTACCAGGTGTCTTTTTGATTGTCTACATGCTAGACAATACTCTCCTTTTGCCCTGCCTGGACCTGCAAAGCGGGCGGCAGTTAGTATGCAACACACCCGACCACGGCCCAGGCAGGGCAAAGGACAAGCAAACCGCTAGTCTGCCAGGCGCTTGCACTCTTCCACAACTGCAATGGGCTCGACACAAGAAAGGAAAGCATCAAATGGCATAGCCAGAAATCGAAGACGGGCTTTGGGAAAGTAGAGCTGAACCCGAAACGTGGAGAAGGGTCTGCCCGAAAGACAACATCGGAATCGGAAAGCGGAATCCCAATCCAGATAAACCATCGCCATGCGCCGGTCACGTTGGCAAATTAACATCCATCCAGCAGAGCCCGCCTCCTTCATTCCACGCATTGCCTGAAGAAGGGTGGCTTCGAAAGGAGGAGGTTTCTTTCCCTTCGGAGGCAAGGAATCAAGCAAGTCACCTGGGCTCCCATGAGAGCGCCCTCGCTTAAGTTCGATGGTGAACATCTTCATCAACGGCTGTCCGACCGGGTCCACCGCCGCAATGTCCCCGTAGGACCCAAACGTCTGCTTTCCCTTCTTCGCCCGCTGCGTCGCCCGGCCGCCACTCTGGGAGGAACGCCAGAAAATATCATCACGATTGCCACCCGACCACCACTTTGAAAGGCGCTTGCAAATCTTCCGCTCGAAACTACTACCTTTTCCCATAGCTCATTAACTTTCTCGTTGCGACTGGAGGGTGGCCGGAGATGGACCGCATCCCTAGCAAGCCGCATGTTTCCACCCACGCCTCTTTTGTCACTCTGTCCTCACGAATCTCCGGACTCGGGCAACCTTCGTAGGGCAGCTGAACAAGCCGGCGATTCCGCCGCACAATAGCTTTGCCTTCGGAGGAAGTGATAGACTTCCACGCTTTGCTTGTCATAGGCAAGGCGCCTGTCATAAACTTCAACGCCGTAACCTCGCCTATCCCATCAATCCCCTCCACCTCATCTCCGTTGCACCCGGCAATCGCTTTCACCTTGGCCCACTCGCGCGGCTCTATTCCATACTTGGCAATAAACCAGTCCTGGGTAATTAACTTCTGCTTCTGAGGTGAATAGACGGTGACGTTAGGCCTGAGGCACTGGAGCAAATCGCTATCCGCCGTCACTAAAATGGCCTCCTCATTATCCGGACAGTCCCTTGCCAGCGCCGCCATGATATCATCGCTCTCCATGCCACGAAAACAAAAGACGTTCCTAAAGCCAATCTTTGGCAGATAAAGTTTATGCAATAAAGAAATCTGGCCTATGAGGCTGGAATACGCTTTCATTTCCTCCGGCGTCTTCACCTTGGTATGCCGTCGCCGCTTGTAAGGCGGGTAGATGTCACGGCGGAAGAGGTGCGGGTGTTCAAAACAGAACGCAATCTGATCAGTTTGGAATTCGTCCTTGAGAAAGGAAATGGACTTTAGAAACCCGAATATCACTCCCGTTGCACGTCCCTTCCAGGTTAGCTCCTTCTGCGAGGAATGGAAGGCGCGGTGGCACAAGTAGTGGACATCTATAACGAGGAGGGGCGGCCTCATTTGCCTTCCTTCTGCTTCCCGCACAAGTAAAGTGCCAGTGATTTAATATAGTCAGGCCAACCATGATGATTCTTAATCTCCAAGAACTTGTCCTCGCCGCCTCCGTATTCTATCTCCTCCTCCACCATCGCATCGTAAACTTTATCTGGAAGAATTGGAGTCTTGTAAACGAAGTAGATGTAACGGTGGGCCCAAATGAAATCGAGAGTGGGCGCCAACTTTGTATTGGCGGAACGGATGGCCGATTTTGCTTCAACCACCTCCTGTCTCACTTCCGCTTTTGAAATCCTCCTGCTTTGCTGTCGAAGCTCATCAGTGCTATGCTGGGTAACTTTGGCAGCAATACTGACACCAAGCCCTAGCTTGCGATAAGCCTGAACGATGAGATCATCATTCTCTGTAAACCGCTTCCCTTCCCGACTGGTTCGATTATGTGGATGGTAATTAACGGCACGGCCTCGCTCGTTACGGGTAAACATTTCTATCTGGCGCCAAATTGCTTTGGGCTTCCGCCCTAGCTCTACCGCCATACGCGGCGGTGGCGTCCCGGCAAAGTGCATATCCAACAATTTGTCCGTCAAGCTATCGCCCCACGCTTCATCTGCATGCTTAGCTTGAAGGGATTCCTCCGGCAAAAGGGTTCTCATACTGATTCAGGTTTAGGAGGTGGAGAGGTGGTTAGGTAGTGCGGAGGCAGTCCACCTATAACCGAGAGGAAAACAGGAGAGCCTTTGTTAAGGTCCTCAAGGTCCTTGGCATCGGGCTTCCAAGCCACCACGACCATGCGACAACCATCTAGTGGCCCACCTATCATCTCGTAGGCGCAGGCTGGGATGGAGGCGCATTGTGATTCCGACATACCAGGCGGCGGCCCAAACACCACATTCGCCTCGTCGAACACAACCGGAGTCATTTAGACCCCCTTCCTACTTGCCTGGCCCGATAAACACCGCCACAGCCAGAAGCAAAATTGCCACCGGCAGCATGGGCCACTCGGGTTTGAACAAGGAGATGACTGCTAAGGCACCAGCCACACCCGCTAGAACTTTGTTTGCACTCATGTTGGCAAACTAACACAAGTAGGCTCAAGCTACAATTCATTCGTCCCTCCCTGGAGGCGCTTGGAAGGGTTCCCACCTGACGTTTCCCTCGTAAAGCCCATCCAACTTCCAGAGCGTGCCATCGTTGCATACAGCCAGGATGAAATACTTTCCCACCGAGTCAATGCTAGATACTACCTGGGTGACCCTTCGTATTGGCAACACTGTAGGCACGGGTTGGTCGACTTTATTCATAACGTCTCTTTCTATCTGGCGCACATTCTTCTTCCACCTCTTCCCAAACTGCGGCAGTAATGGCCCTCACCTTCGCCTCCATACCCTCCTCCTCAATGTAGGAAATGATTTGCGGGCGGCTGCCCTCGAAGAAGATGTCATAAGCATCGTAAATCTTTTTCTTTCCCTCGTCGCCTTCCTTGTTCCTCAGCTTGGGCCAATGTTGCTCCTCAATTAGGAAGTCCACGCAGGACCCCACGTCATCTATACCCAGCGAGTAGTAGATGGGAATCTGCACGGCTCGGTCCTTGCCTACCTTCCCAGTCACCCGGTTCTTCTTCACTTCCGCCAGGCACCGGGCGCCTATAGTGCGGTCCCTTCCCCGCACGTGGCGTTTTATCTTACCCATCACCGAAGTCCAAATCTCTAGGTTAGCGTAGAATCGCAGGGCCCTTCCTCCTGCCCTCGTCTTCTTCTCAAATCCAAATCCCAAATTGTCGCGAGTCTGCCCTATGACAATCAAAATGCTCTTGGTCTTTCGCAAACCGCTAAGCACCTGCCGCAAATTCTCACTGTGGTATTTAGCCTTGCCGTCTCCGTAGGAACCAGCCGCCTCTTCACCCTCCTCGGAGGCTTTCTTTTGCTTGCGAAACTTCTTGCTAGAGGAGTCCGACGTGAGGGAGTCCTGGGAGTCCAGCACGTAAATAAAAGGCTCCCCATCCGAAAGGCAGTCCGCGAGATGGTAATAGAAAGACTCCACTGTGTCACTAAACACTGGCAGCTTGCCGCGCCGGGAAGGTGGTTCCATACGTCTAGCCACCTCCTTGCCAAAATAAAATTCGACATCCATGAGAGCACCGCCCTCCACATCGTCGAAGATAAGGCGGTGGTTTTTGAACGCTGGGTTGCGGCACGCTTCCGCAAAGCAAGTCAAGCTCAGCCACGTTTTCCCACTCACACTATCCCCCACCAGGTAGTAGTAACCTCCCTTGAGGAACCCACAGTCTGGATGGTCGGTGCAAGCTAGATTAAGGAGGGTGCTCCCAGTGGAGAGAGCACCCTCGCGGGAGATTGAGGGTTTCTCTCGCTTAACTAGCAGACTAGTTTTTAGGGCAGATTCCATTACCGTCCAGACCGACGTCTGGGGCGGTCCTCTTCTTCCTGCTCCTTGTCAATCTCGTCCTTCGACTTGACACGTGGGCGTTCTTCTTCCTCTTCACCACGGCGCCTCGGTGGACGTTCGTCCTCGTCCGTTTCGACATGGCGCTTCTTCTTAGGACGGTCCTCGTCCTCTTCCTCTTCCTCCACATCACGTTTCTTCTTAGGACGGTCCTCGAAGTCATCCCAATCGTCTGACTCCTTCTTTTTAGGACGGTCCTCGTCCTCTTCCTCTTCCTCACGACGTTTCTTCTTGGGAGGTTCTTCCTCCTCTTCGTGGCGACGCTTAGGTGGGCGTTCGCCCAAGTCCAACTCTTCCTGCTCCGTCCGCCTTC